ACCAGGACAAACTGGTAGCCGTATTGACTCCTAAAGACGAGTTTGCTAAGGTAGCCCTGCCTTCTAAACTCTACATGGCTCGTAAGTTGATTTTCACTCATCCGGACCGCAAAGACGTACACAAGGTGAAATTCCTCACTGACGTACTGGGTTCTCTTACCAATACTGTAGAGACTACCTTCGAAGGCGTAGATGGCGATTACAACTTGGCCGGTATCAATCCGACTGAATTGAGCAATATCCCGACTCTCTTGCGTGGTTTCTTTAACTACATGTTTAGTGCAGACCACTACGAATTGCGTAAAAACTATCTCCTGACGCTCTATCCGGATGAAATCAGCGGTCAAGTCAATCCGAAACTCGTGAAAGACAAAGCCGTTACTAAAGAGCAGGGTTACCCCGAAGTAGTCGGTGCTACTCTCTTCCCGAAAGAGACCGATGAAATCGTGGTCTACACTAACGATGTCAGCAAACAAGTTAAGCCCTCTAAGTCTATCGTAGGTAAAGCTTATAAGATGGTACTGAAGGCTGACTTGGCTGATTATCCGTCTGAAATAGTCGATGGCTTTGGTGCTGGTAAGAAACTGGACTTTACTACTGATGGCTTTACTGCCGAATTGGTTACTCTGGGTTCTGGTGAACAGGCTGTTAAAGCCGTTAAAGTAAGCGGTACCTCTATTACCAATAGAGCCACTGCTGAGACTGCTTTGACTAAAGTAGTGGATAAGCTGAAAGAGCTGACCCACTTTGATACTTACGCTGAAGAGAACAGCAACGCTTCTAATCCTATCTTCGACAGCAGCTCCATTACCAAAATCTACAGTGTAAAAGCTGAATTCGGTGATTGGGCTAAAGGCCGATTCGGTATCGTAGTAGATTATCCTTCCGATAAAGTAGAAACCACCGAACGACTCAATGGTTTCAGCGGTATTGAAGGTATCTAAGATTTAGGTAATGTTACCTAGATAGAGACTAGAGTAGAGAGAAACCAACCCCTCTACTCTAGTGTTTTCATTTTTTCGACATTATTAAACAAAAGGAATTGAATAATGGCTGAATTAAAACTCAACATTAACCAGACCAGTAATGAAGCCTTTACCGACCTTCTGGTATACTCTGGTTATCCTCGCCAGTATACCGGTAGTGAGTTCATTGAAGTATTGGAACTGACTGGTGAAGGTACTGACGGTACCACTAAAGTAAAACTGAAGATTAAAGGTGATTTGGCTACTAAACTGGTAGACACCGGTAACATTGGTTACGAAGACAAAGGTGACCACAAAATTGTTGTCCACAAATACCGTCGTGTAGATTACGCTGCTGTATTGCGTGCTCAATCTGTCAAAATCAAGGAACAGACATCTCTGCCTTTCCACTATGTAAACGAATTCGGTTACAGCTCCTTTGCCTCCAACAAATTGACGGATATCGGTCAATTGGTAGAGAAGTACAAAGAGAATGTGGGTCTGTCTGCTAAACCGATTAGCGCTACTGGACAGATTAGTACCTTGACTTTCGGTAGTGCCGGTATTAGCTATACTCTACCAGCCGATGACAAAGCACTCTACAAAAACGAGAACTTGCCTATCTGCTACACCATGGTGGTTTCTAAGGTAGATAATCCTGCCTTCTACGCCGTTAGCTTCATTAAACCTTCTATCACCAGAATGAAGCAGAATGAGTTTTACATCCCTGAAACTCGTAACTGGGGCAGACGCAATGACATGCGTAATCTCTTTGGTGAGAAACAAAACGACGAGTACTTCATGGGCTTGAGCTTTATCAATAACCTGATTAATGAAGGTTTTGGTAAAGAAGAAGGTATTGCTGATTCTATTCAGGCCTTCCGTGAAACCGCTTACGAAGGTGCCCGTAAACAAGTGATTCAGGAACTGCACCAAGCTTGGAAAGAAGGCGCAGCCCAATTCACTGACGTGGCTATTAAGTCAGACTTCCAGGTGGATAGTACTAATACCAGTTACGGTAGAGTAGAAACCCTGAAAGACTACGAAGTAGCTTACAAAAACCAAGAAGCCATCGAACAAGATGTTGCTGCTCTGTACAAGGTATGTCAATTGAATGCCTTCAGTGGCTACTACTTCAGTAGCGCCCAGGCAGGTCGTGAAAACGAAGCGATGAAGAAGATGGTGGAAAAACTCCACGCTGTCAACCCCAAAGTAGGTATTTATCGTTTGGATTCCGATGAAAACTACGTTGGTATCAACCAAGCTAACGCTAATATTCCTAATGGTAACCCTTTCTCTACTGTTTACACCATCGTTCGTCCCCTGGATGACCTCTTGCTGGAATTGAAAGACACTCTCTCTAGCGAAGGTATTTCTAAAGTGGCCATCGAGAATGCTTCCGGTAAACAGACTTTGGTAGTGGAAGATGATGCCTTCAAGACCAAAGAGCAAGCTGTTGCTAAAGCTGCTGAAATCGTGAAGAAAATCACCAACAACGGTGCTAACGGTTTGCAGCACATTCTGGACATTAGACAGATTGAAGAAACGGATGGTGACGGATCGGTAGAAATCTGGGTAGATGCCAAAACTACTGGTGCGGCTAAATACCTGGTAAGTGGTTCTGTACGTATTAACGTACACTACGAACCCACTGAAGTTCGTCCTCAAGGTAACTTGACTGGTTTCGCTACTCCTTAAACGAGTGTAAATGACTACTCTCCGTTTAGGAGAGCAGCGAGTAATACCTGTATTAAGAGCTACTCTCTACCCCTAAATGGGGTAGAGAGTAGTATTTTATTATCTATAATGCCATTTAAAGGCTCGTAGAGAGCGTTAGAATGCGATTAGAGTACTGGATGGTACAATCCCTTACCTTGACTGCTAAACAGCCTATAATCGCAAATTTGCCCGCTTTATAAGCGTTCTAAGTCCTTACTGTGTAAAGGACTGAAGCATTCTATTAATAGGGCTCTATTTCTGACTAAATTACTACTCTTTATAAGGAAAGTAAGATGTACGGGAATATCAAGGTAGATTCCGCCTTATCTCAAACCGAGAATCTATACAAGTTATTAGAAGACATTAACATGCCAGAACAGGTGAAAACCGATACCGAATCCTTCTCTGTTCTGGAAGCAAATGAAACCTTTACTATTCGTGGTGAGGAAGAACACTTCAATAGTGAAGTACAATTACACTTTAAACCCAATAGCCCTTCTCACTACAAGGAGAAAAAGGCTTATGCCAGTGCTTACTACAATCGTCTACCTGTAGGGTTTAGGGGAGATGAAAACTATACCTATACCTACACTAACCAGTATGGTAGTTTAACTGGAGAGGATAGTGATGTAGAGAAGATTGCTCGATTAGTCAATGAAACGGCTAATACCTTCTCTCATGATGACAAATTCAAGTTTATGGTAGAGATACTAGAAGATGAAACTAAAGTAAAGGTAAAAGCTCACTTAGCTTCTCCTTGTTACTTTGGTAGTAAAACCTATAATCTCGTGATGCCTAAAGTCTTGTACGATCCGACATTAGACTTTAGCATGAAGAATGATGTTATTAACAATAGCTATTATCGTTTCTCTAACCCAACCAAGTATCAACAGAACCAACAACTAAAAGAGAATGATAGTGTGGCTAATTACCACTTAATCCAAGAGGAAATAACGCTACCGAATGGTGAACAGGTTAAGGTGATTACCAATACTGATTCTCCTACTGAGATTAAAACAGTAGAAGCCTTGATTAGCGATATCAAGAACAACTGGTATAACTACCTCTACGCTAAGCAGAATAAAGTCCTCTCTACCAAGAACAGAACCAAGATTGGTAAGCTATTAAGGGACAGAGAAACGACCTATACGGTAGAGAGCAGCGTCCATGGTACTAATCTCCCACTAAGGGGAGGAGTGAATCCTAGAAACCAAATAGATGGATTTGTATCGGATTACGTTACCGTAACGATACGTAACCCTAATTTAGCTACACCATTTATCATTAAATTCCCTCGATTCCATTTAACCAATCTCTATTGGGAATACATTAAGATATTGGGTTTAGAACCTTATGTTAAAGAGAGTAAGTCGGGGTTCTTAGTAAGATTACCTTACTTCCTAGCTACTGATGCGCTAGTAGCTGACCCCAGTAACGCTAAGAAGTACGAATTCGTATTCTTCCTCTATAAGGATTCTATTAATCCAAATAACCAAAACTTATTTGCTATTGGTTTAAATGGTTTACCAGATGACACGGTTAATAACAATATCGCTGAGTCGATTATCCTAGCAGGAGAGAACCACTTCCTGTATCCAGCTAACCCTAAAGTGAAAGAATTGGTTTCTATCGTATCCCACTGGATACCACCTGGTAACTTCTCCCATGGTGAAGACAGGATTGATAATTTCACCAATCGTTACATTGGTGCTGAATACAGTTCGCTCTACTATTCCGGTAACCTCTCTATTGCGACTCGTAATTACATTGGTTCTATCGACATTAGAGGTCTCTCTATTGAGGATACTGCTGATGCTAGAGATAAGTTCATCGAAGCGATTAGAAGAAAAGACAATCTACCTAATACCAAAGAGATTCACTTCTGGCCAAGGAGTGTAGAGGTAGTGAATGGTGGTTATACCACTAACGTGAAGATTAGTTATCCGAGCGATGAAGTAGACGCTGCTAATAATCCCTTATTCTATCACTTTAGAAACGTGAACTACACCAGACGTCAGCCTGGTTATAGTGGTCGAGTGATTAGGGTCAGGAAAGACCATGTAGACGAGGACATTAGAGCTAAACTAGCTAATGAAGGGATTGATGTTAGAGAATTGGATGAAGTACCGACTGTACCTAACGTACCAGGTAATTATCCGATTACCATCAATGCTAAGCCTGATTCCTTACTCTATCGTGGTAGCAATACCCTGTATGTAATTGTAGCTTAATAAAACAGGAATAGCTCTCTACTGCCCCTAATGAAATGGCAGTAGAGAGTCTCTTAAATTCACTATGAATTACACCCACCTCTATACTCAATTCTTACTCTTCGTTAGAATAGGAAGATGAGTGTAATGTAATGAAACGAATCTTACTAAGGAATAACGACATGAGCATGAGAACCATTGTTTTCTCGGTAGCCGAGAACAAGTTACCCTATCTAATTGGTACTAAAGTGACCATAACCAATGTGGAAGACATTAAGAAGGAAACCATTATCCCTGTAGGGAATCCTTACATTGTTTCCCAATACGGTGGTAGTCAGTTACTGAAAGCAGATGAAAACAAGATTACCATTAAGAAAGTCACTAAGGCAGAAGACATCTACAGCATTGAAGCAGAGATGACTTACCTAGGGACTAAGTACAAACTGATTAAAAAAGATTTCACTTACTAAACTAATAGAGCTCTCTACGCAGTACAGTGAGCTATAAATTTAGATTTTTAAATTTATAGGGAGCTATATCATTTACGTGAGTAAATGACAGCGTCTCTACGTTAGTGGAGTAAGCTATCATCTACGTGATAGTATTCTAATTGGAGTCGAATATCATGTTAGATAGAGAAATGATTCTACCGAACATCTTAAAACACCCTAAGGTATTGAGAGATGATGTACAGCTGATTGACCATGTTAGTCTGCTGTTAGATAAAGAGTCGGTATTGGAATTGAAGAGAATTCTAAACGAGAATGGTGTAGAGACAGATTTTGTTTACACTAAAGCAGAAAAGGAGTATACCAGAGAAGTCGGTATTACGCTTGCTTACAGTGAGAATAGAATCCATTGCTATCCGTTCTCGAAGGAAGATTGTGAATTAGAAACCTTTTATCGTGACTTGAGTAAACCACTCTATATCCAGGTAAAGGACTTAGTAGGTGAAGAGATTACCACGATTAAAGGTGAGAAGATTGAGTGCCTTTCCATTAAAGAGAGAAAGCTATTTAATCAAATGCACCAATTCTATATTAACAAGGGAGCCGTTTGGAACCAGGGTGAATACATTCCTTTTATCAAGGTAAAGCACCCTGATGACCAGACTCAGTTAGAGAAGATTCTGAATATAGATTTGAGTCAATACAAAGAAAAGCTGAAAATCACTGCTATTCGATACATGCGCTTTGGCGAGCTACTGACGTAACTCACCTTCATTGCTTATTGCATAGGTGCTTCGGAGAAGTCCTTTCTACCGAAAGTGTTTCTGATAAGTGATTCTTTCAGTATAGGACAGCCCCTTGCACAAGGGGTTTGATATACCCGTGAATCCTAAGGATTAATTTCAAATGAGCACTTTAAACAAAATTAGCTTAGTCGTGTTAATCGGCTTGCTCTCTGCACTAGGTTATCTCAAGTGGCGTAACAATTCATTGAGCGCTAAGGTAGATAACCTAAACCAGACAGTAAAAGAGAAACAAGAAACGATTCTTCAACAAGAGCACAACATCACTCAGTTGAAGACTGAGATTCGTGTTAACAATGCTTTAATTGAAGAATACAAGCGTTCTGACGAAAAGCAACAGGTAGAAATACAGGCACTGGAAGAAGCCAATAAAGTCACTGAAAGAAAACTGGTACATGCCCTAGACAAAGAAGGTTGGTCAGAGCAGAAAGTACCCGCTTCAGTATTGGCTGCTTGGTCTTCCAGTAACTAAACCCTACTCTCGTCAGAGAGGGAGTGAGTCAGTGAAACAGACGAACTATTTTCCATTAGGAGGGATAACGTGCGTTACTTAACCGTATTACTTACTGCGGTACTCTTAAGCGCCTGTGCTACCAAACCCAGAGTATTGACTTTTACTCGTTACAAAACTCTGGATTGTCCGGCAGTCAACAGCTGTGATGTACCCAAACACAACATTGTGTATAACCGAGATTTGGCTCTGGCTTATAGCGATACTCTGCATCGTGTAGGTCAGTGCCGTATTGCCGTGAATACCTTGCGTTCTTGCATTGCCAATAGCAATAAGATTATTGCTGAGGAAAATGCTAAGATTGACGAGCAAATTAAAGAAGCAGGTGGTAAAGTCGAAGAGAGTACTACTAAAGAGTAATTTACTCTCTAAAAGACTAAGTCTTATCTGTATTTCATGATGTAGCTACTCTCTCTACTCCTTTGTGGGGTAGAGAGAGTAGTGTATTCTTTTAACCCAATGGAGTCTTTAACATGTCTAAGGAAAAATACGATTTCACTGAAGTCGTCAATCAAGTTATTGAGAAATTCAAGCAAGAGCCGGTAATTGGTTTACCGGTATTCAGTCCTCGTATCTCTCACGAGGTGGCCAATAACTACTATAATGAGAATGAGCGTTATAAAACCATTAAAATGGACCCTGTGTACTTCTTCGAGAAAGTGTACCGTGATTCCTGTAAGAAGCTGGCTGAAGATAGAAAGCTTATCCCTTTAGCTCAATTAGGTAATCTGGTTGTAGGTGAAGAGGTAAACTGGTTTAACTGCGACCGTTACTTCCCTGCCGAATACAACCAAAACCTCGTCTTTATTCCAGTCAAGATGAAAGGGGATGGTAGCCACGAGCAGATTGGTATCTGTAGTGAGGTTTACAATACCGAACACAGCATTGCCTTTACTGATTTGGTATTGGCTGAGCTTTATGCCGTAAACACGGTAGAAGGTAAATATGGTTTCCTCTGCTTTGATTTAAATGATGTTCCTTCCAATAACTTGATTCAGGTGGGTGATAGAGACATCAATACCATGGTAGTCGATGGACAAACCTACGGTTACTTGATGGCTTCTAGCTATATTGAATCTATCGAGGACTACTTCCGTAAGATGGGTGGTCAATTCTACCACTTACCGGTATTCGTTAAAGGGGAATATCAGTTAAATCACCAAGAGATGAAGAAGATTGCTGAACATGGTTTAGCTTCTATCTACGTTACTCGTAGTGATGCCATTGATACCTATCTCTCTGGTAAAGGTGGTGAGGTGACTACCCAGCACATCTCTAAGGAAATGGAAGTACTGGAGAATCTGTGTTTAGATACCCATGGTCAGAACGGTAATCCATTAACCGTACGTTACCTAATGGATAGAACTGATAAGGGTGTATTTGTTTACTTCATCGTATTCAATGCACCGAGTAACAGTGATTCTGTGGTACCTGATTTCGTACTGAGGGACATCTACAAAATCCTGAAAAAGGAAATCACCCAACCTAATCTCTATCATTCCTTACCCTACTTAGTAAACCAGAAGATTGAAGAGGTTAAAGCTGTCTTTATCCGGTACAGTAAAGTAAAAGACTTAGTAGGGGGTTCATCACTGAAAGACTTGATCAATTACATTACACCCCAGTACTTGGTAAAAGAGCTATTCCGCTCATTCGGTGCTTTTGGTAATGGTTTGGAATTGATGGTAGGTCGTGAGCTCTTGATTGGTTTAAATAGTGGTATGGATGCTCGTTTTAAAGACTTTGGTATTCGTTATACCAATCATGTCTACCACACTTTACTCCACGATTTGAAAGATGAAGAACTGGTTGAGCTGAAAGACAAACTGAAGGATAATGGTATCTTCATTCCTGGTATTGTGGATAAAGAGGGATTCCATCAGGGACTCATTGCTGGTAAAGTGTTTTATCGTAAAGCCACTAGAGACTTTGTAATGGACATCAATTCACGTTCTGACATGGATAGTGCTGTGGTCTATGTACCGGTACTACTCAATAACGGCAGCTATACTGAATTCAGTAATAGGTTTGGTCACCACCCATTAGGTTACGTTACTGAGGACTCTGTAGAAGAAACATACACTAGTATTGGTAAGTTTAGTTACCCTATCGTACACTACGGTTTGGAAGAGATTGCTGAAATCACTAACCAGACAGTAAGTAACGAAAAGGTACAAGAAACCGATGGTATTGAAGACTTTGCTGAACTCATTATCGAAGCTGAAGAGAAAGCAGCTAAAGACTTAGCTATCCGTATGGTGAAAGACGATAAAGGGAATTACTACATGAAGACTTGGATTAACCATTCAGGTAAACTCCTGTATCCCAATGTCGTATTCTCTACCAATCCATGGTAATAGTGAAATGAATACTACTCTCCTTACCCCGTGAGGGTAAGGAGAGTAGTGGATCTCTAGCTATTCTTTTTTTTTTACTTAGTTGTCACGAGCAGTGGTGTAAGCAGCCAAGTAATCAGTCGTGTCTTCAGCACCACCAGCTTTAGCAGCAGCCAGTGCTTCATTCACGGCAGCTACCAGAGTGGTTTTATCGGTAGTAGTCAAGGCAGACAGGTCACCTACTTTAGCTTGACCTGCTTTCAGTCCCTTGATGTCAGTACCAATTTGTGTAAACACTTGTTTCAGATTTGCCATTGTGTTTTATCCTTATATCAGTATTGCATTACTGCAATGCGTTGTTATAGACAGCTAAGAAGTCAATTTCAGAATTCGGATTAGAATCATCATTGCCATTACTTAGCGGTTCACCTAAACCAGAACTATACGCTTCCAGGTAATCTGCAGGCGTTTCATTCGGATTTAAATCTAAGTCCTCTAAGCTATCAGCACTAAGAGGGGTAACATGGAGATAGAGATTGATGTCTCTATAGATTGCGCCATCAGCGTGAGTAGCCACAATGATGTTATTGCCGCTTTGTTGGTTCAAGAAGTATTCAGTATCAATCAGCCCTTTGCTCTTCAGTGCTTCTTTAATATCCGTATCACTGAAGATGTAGCTATCATCCACTCCGTCTTTTGTACCGAATACCTCTAGTTTGTTTATGGAGATTACATCACCACCCAGACGGTTCCACCTCACTTTAGATACCCTACCATTGACTTCTACATTACCAACGGTATTGGTTCCGTCTTCTTCTAAAGTCTCAACATCAGTTAAAGTATACTCATCTGTCTGGTTGGTTAAGAGACCAGCCGCCACGAGTAAACGTCCAAAGTTTTCTTTAGCCGATAAGTCTAGTTTTACTTTCATTGAAAATCACCTTGTTCCGATAATTCAAAAAATAAATATTAACATACTAGGTAGTGAAACAAATATAATATACTCTCTATTGCCCACTAAAGAGCAATAGAGAGTATAGAATCAATCTACATTATTCAGGACCTATTCAGGACCAAAGTAAGACACTTCATCACCTTCCTCTGTTCTAGCATGGCCAAACTTACTCATTGAGGTATCTTTACCATTGATGTCCCAGAGTAAGCCTTTATCACTAAACGGGATGATGAAGAACTTGTCTTGTTCAGGTGTATCGCCTACGCCCCTGTGTTTACCTCTACCAAAACACATATAGGTTTTACCATTGTCTTTTACGATATCTACTGCAATCTCTAATTCAGGTTCACGTCCTAAACCTTTACAGTCTTGATAGTAACCTAAAGGAGCCACGTCTCTTGATAGGTACTTAGCACCATTTCGTTTCAATTCTAGTGCTTCTGTACTGAGCTGATGTGGAGAGATAAACAATATCTTCCTACCCATGCAGAAGTTCTTAATCCTTCTAAAGAGCTCCTGTATATCGGTATCCAAACGAGTATTGGTTAAACCTTTCTTACTCAGTAGGGAAACATAGTCAATCAAGCAAGTATGGATTTCGTAGCCTTGAGACTCGTAATCCATCAGTTTATTGATGACATCTAAGTAAGACACGTTGTTGGGGTCACTATTGATAATCTTTAAAGTATAACCAGTAGACTCTAGTTTATCTTTAATGTATTTGGCTGCATCGGTAGGAGAGAGCTTCATGAAGTCTTCTTTAGTGACTTTCTTGTTCTCTAGGTTAGCCTGTAGAATAGAATAGTAATCTGCTACAACTAAGTCAGCTGAATCCTCGAAGGTAAACAAGACATTTAACGGTTTCTTGTCATGGTTGGTTTGTAGGTTCTTAGGATTGTTGAAAATACAAGCAGAAATGAACATGTGTCTGCTCGTTAGGGACTTCCCATTACCCATAAGGCCTGCTACTAAGACAAAGTCACCTAAGCGATAACCACCCTGGGTCATTCTGTTCAATCCCTGCCAAGGCATTTTCACCAGTTTAGAACCATCAGCTTGTTTTACCTTATTCTCCAATAACTCTCTTACTGCTTCTTCATCACTGATGTCTACCTCGCAAATCAAACCAGGCATATCGTTGCTTTGATGACTAACCATGTCTGTCAGTCTTTGTAGATTACTACTTAGGTATTGCTCTACATTGTCAATCTTATCTTTATTGAACTTCAAATCGAAAGTAATCTTCTCTAGCGTCTCTTGAGCTTTCTTATTCTTTAGATACTTCTCCAATTCGTAACGATAACTCAATACCGTTTTCTTGATGTCTTCTTTTGGTAAGTCGTAAGCAATGTTATCCTGTATCGCTTCGAACAATACATTGTCTTGCCCGCAAGCAATCTTGACGTGTTGTAACAAATCGTGGATAGGTAGCGGTACGCTTCTATCCATCATGTTGATGATCACGTTTTTCAATTCGTTTAAAGTATTATCGGTACCGGATAAGTCAGCACCGTTAATCTTCAGTCCGTTGATGATGTCGTTAATCATGGACTGGGAATAGTTGTCTTCATCGAGTTGGGATTCTCGATATAAAAGAGAAATGGCTTTAGCCAGTAGTGCTTTTACATCCATCGTTATTCTGCCTATTCTTTAGATTAAACTTGTTGCTATTTCCATTAGCCTAAAATCTCACTAGTGTATTATGGAACGAGTTACTATGAATTATCCAGCAATACGTAGGTTTTATTGTTATCTTTAGGCATATTAGTACCTTTCGATACAGGGAAACCGACTATTAATTTTTAAACCACTTCCCGTGACTTTTTCATGGGTTTTAGAAGGACTAAAGCGATGGGTTTTCCTAAACTGATCTTTGTTCCTCAGCCGATTATTGAAGACTTGAAAGCCGTTAATGTCGGCGTAGCGGACATTATAGACTATGATAAAGTCAAGAAAGTCCTGTCTCTCGGGGCTTTAAGGACTTTAGTGTGTCTTAATGCATTAAGCAAAAACGCATTGACGCAAATCGATTTTTCTTTTTTACAGGACTTGCCTGCATTTGTAAAATTTGCTCCCCTGTTGAGCGAAGCATTAGATGTACGTCAATCCTGGCTCGAAAATAGTGACGCTACTGAAGTCGCTAGTTTGTTTTTACCATCAGGTGAAAGCGATTACTCTGTAGATACCTTTACTGCTGACATTAGAGAGGTAGTGAAAAAGGTAATAAGTGGAATCTCCTTGACAGACAAGGAAGTTTCTACTTATGAAAGTATTACTCCATCTAACAATGGACAATACTTTTTTATATCAGTACCGTTTGCCCTTACTGGTGATTCCAATCAGGAACAAGTTTACCTCTACCACAAGGACTTGGTAAAATCAGTATTGCGTAAATCGGCTATATTCTATTCTGAAGAAAGTATAGTTCAATCCCCTGTGCATTCTTTATATTTAGAATCTCTGGTATAACTACAGTCGTAATACTTTCGTTTTGAATTTTTGTACTTTTACGTAAAAGGTTAAAAATATGTTCTTATTCTCCAAAACTCGTAAAGACTTTGGTGGTCCGAGCCGTGAGCAACGGATTGGTGATGCCGCTAAAGAAAGCTTTAACTCCATCAGCCTCGCTGCCGGTGCCGCCCAGATTCTCGGCCAGGCTTTCCTGTCTACCGAGTCTCTGTCTGCTCAACAACAAAGCGAACTGACCGAAGCCGTTTCTGGTATTCCTGAAGCCACCACTACTTTGGCTGAAGGTTTGCGTCAAGACGAAAACATCGAATTGACTCCTGCCGAAGTGGCCAACATCCAGGAATCCATGATTATCGCTTCTAACCCTGAAGCCTACCTGAAATCTGCCGCTGAGCGTCCTGAAGGCGTAGTGGTACCT